AGAGCGCAATGCAAGTTCTAATGGCGCACTTACAACAGCACTTGCAGGCGTTGGAACAGATTGATCCAAATACATCCCGCGCTATCCAGAAACAGCTTCGTGATGCAGGTAAGGCTCAAATGCAACAGCAGGCACAACAGTTGCCTCCAGAAGCAATGCAAGGCCAAGCACCAGCACCGATGGCTGCTTGAAAGTACCAGTAATGCGGGATGCCTTCCAAGCGGAAGGCTTAAAACATCTCTGTAAGTGGGCTAACGAACAAGGTGCAAATGGTAAGGCAATTGAGATTGGCGCGTATAGTGGCGAGGGAACAGTAGTCATAGCCAATCATTTTAAGGAAGTTTTAGCAGTAGATCCGTGGCTTAATGGCTATGATATTAACGACAGAGCAAGCCAACAATGCCCAATGAAGTTTGTATTTGATGCATTCCAAGAGCGTGCAAAAGACTTTAAGAACGTAAGTTTTAGCCGTGGTAAAAGCTTGGATGCACTTGAATTTGTTGAGGATGCCTCTTGTGATTTAATCTATATTGACGGAGATCATCGCTACGAAGGCGTGCTTGCAGACCTAAAAGGCTGGCGCAAGAAGCTTAGAGAAGGCGGGATTATGGCTGGTCACGATTGGAGTTGGGAGTCAGTAAAGAAAGCCTTACTTGAGGAAATAGGACAAAAGGACTATACGTTATTTCAAGGCGATTCCTGGGCAATAAAGCTATGAGAAAACTAAAAGCAGCATTGGCGTTTATTAGAGATCAAGAATGGGTCAACGAACCCAAGTGGGAAGATGAGGATGAGAAGGCGTGGACAGGATTCTTGTCAACCCCCACAGGCCAGAAGCTAAGTCTTATTTTGCTTAACCTAACCCTGCGTCAAAACGCCTCTGCCGTTATGAAAAAACCAGAGGAACTTGCAGACGCTTGTGGACGTGCTAAAGGATTTCGTGGGTGTGTTGCGACTTTAGAGTCGTTGGCATCCCAAAAACTTAACTCCGCCATTCCAGGCTATGGGGATGGATCGGATGAACCAGTAGCCGACTAACCTTTAGGTAGAATGACTCCCTACCGAAAAGTGTAAGAAAGGGTCAAAATGGCGGATTCAAACAACCTGACTGAAGCGGATGTATTGGCGATGGCGCAAGCGGCTGACGAAGGACGGGACTTTAGTCCTACTCCCAAGGAAGACGAAAAAGCCAAAGTAGAAACAGAAGCTACAGAAAAGGCCAGCGGAGATAACGAGCAGAAACCCGCGCCTGCTGATAAAGCCGAACAAACAAAACTAGAAGCATCGGATGATGTTTCATCTACCAAGGAGAAATCCGAGGAAGATAAAAGTTCTTTAACAACGCAATCTTCAGAAGACAAGTCGGAGTCGGCTTCCGAAAAGAAGCCTACCCGTTACGAGAAGGCTAAGTCGCGACTTGAGAAGGAGTGGGAAGATGTCCGAGCAGAGAAAGCCAGAATCAAAGCAGAGCGTGAGCAGATCGAGGCTGAAAGGGCAAGGAAGGCTTCAGAAACTCCTCAAGGCGAGACAAAATCGAGCAGTCGCAAGTTTAGCGCGGAAGATTACAGGGAAGCAGCAAAGAGCTACCGTGATGAAGGCCGTGACGATCTTGCAAAACTTGCCGAACAAAAAGCTGGTGACATTGAAGTCGAGGATAGGAAAGAAGTCGAGCAAAAGACCCAAGCAGAACTAAAGTCTGCCTGGGATAAAAATTTGCTTGATGAAGTGGAAGCAAATCCAGAACTTAAAGATTCAACTAGCACATTGTATAAAGCCGTATCGGAAATGTTGCAAAACCACGCAATCCTGCGCAATTACCCAGCAGGGATCAAGGATGCGGTTGGAATTGCCAAGGTGAAGCTCCAGGCGGAGTCCGCCTCCGACTTGAAGAAGAAGGTTGCAGAGTATGAGAAAGAACTTTCTCAACTCAGAAAAGCGACTACTCCAGCGTCTGGACAACCAAAAGGTCCTGCCAAGACTAAAGCTTTTCACGAACTGACTCTTGATGAGCAAGAACGTGAATTGATGAAAATGGCAAGCGAAGTTGACAGAAGCTGAGTAGTCATAACAAACAAGGATACTTAATTATATGGTAACTACTGGTTCAGTCTCAGCACAATTCCAGACGTACTTCTCGAAAGCACTTCTGGAACGCGCGATCCCCTTGCTCCAAATGGAGCAATTCGCAATGAAGGCCCCCTACCCGACCAAAACTGGAGGGAATAAAACGATACGCTTCTTCCGTTTCGGAGATCCAAGCATCACTGCTATCTCCGCTTTGTCGGAAGGAACAACCCCATCCTCTGGTGACGAGCGTGATCTCACGTTGTCTTCAGTGGAAGCCACGCTTGTACAGTACGGAAGCAAGATCATCCTAACGGATGTTGTTCTCGCAACCGAATTGTTCTCGCACTTGGCGCAGGCCACCAAACAACTTGGCGAAGATGCCGCCCTCCACGCTGACACACTCTGTCACCGCGCGTTGGTGCAGGATTCCTCGACCAGCACTGGTACTGGTGTAGCCACCAAATCGTATGCCCGTTATGCTCAAAGCAGCACCAACGGCACGACCTGGGCTACCTCGTCCGTTGCTAACAGCGCAATGACCGCCACCGATTTGCTCGATGGTGCGACTGCGTTGTTCATTGCTCGCGCTCCCAAGATCAAGGACGGCTACGCGCTTGTTGCGCATCCTGCCGTTATCCGTGACTTGCAGCAGGACGATGATTGGTTGAAGGTTTCCAGCTATTCTGCCCCCGATCAAATTTTTCGGGGAGAAATTGGAAAACTTTTTGGCGTCAGCGTCATAAGCTCAACCAACGTACAGACCTTCAATACCTCCGCTTCTGGAATCGCAGAGAACAGCGTTGGAACAACTGGTGTTAACACTGGTTATGCCAACGTCCTCCTCGGTGGTGGCGCGTTTGGTGTTCCTAGCTTGTCCTCGTTGGCAGCCTCTGGCTCGCCCTTCGCTCCGAAGGTCACGATCCTCGATGCTCCCGACAAGAGTGACGTTTACAACCAGCGCGTTATTGCCTCGTTTAAGACGTTCTACGCGGCCAAGCAACTCGATCCTCGGTTCTTCCGAGTCATCGTTGCGAAGTCCAACTATAGCTAATAATTAAATGGGAACTCTAGTAATCGCTATGAGTCCTCGGAAAGCTGGGGAGGGTCAAACCTCCCCAGCCTCTTCCTCATCTGAAAAACCTATGAACAAAATGATGAAGTCTGGAATGGTGATGCTTCCCGTTTCCAAGTTCGAAATGAACGATGGCAGCGAGAATGTTTCGCCAGAAGTAGGTGATTCTGTAGAACTCTCTGGAACAATTGACATGATCGAGAATGGCGTTGCCCACGTTAATGTGGAACACGCTATGAGCGAGAGTGAGTCCAAGGACAAGTCGGAAGACATGGCCGAAGGCGAAAACTCAATGTCCGAAGAGGAAAAGATGATGAAGATGGCCGAGGAGTCGGATAAGAATAACTATAGCTAATATGCCTATTTACCAGTACGAGGACTCCAGAAATGGGAAAGTTGTCGAACTGGAAAAGGCTGTGGCCGAAAGGGATTCTGTCCCTCGTTACCTTAAACGATTCACCGTCCCGCAAAGATTGAGCCTGGTGGGGGTTGGCGAACCCCTCGACAACCCGCTGGGAGTCAATCAAACAAACTTGTTGAAGGGGTACTATCGCCAAGAACAAAAGCTTGGCAGTAGGTTTAGAAGCCAGTACACGCCAGATAGTATCAAACGTGCGGCTATAAGGAGAAAAAAATATGGCAAATGAATTTGTACGAAGCCAACGCAAGGCCAAGGGAAAAGCTATCCGCTTTGATACCCAAGGCTTGACCAACGTAATTGAGTTTACGGCAAGCTCCAGCGGTGGCACAGTTAATACTGTTGCAACATCCCCTGCGTCCTTAAACGTAACGCTCAACGGAACGTCTTACAGAATCGCACTACACACCTAATTGTATGCGGCTACTATCCCGCCTTACGCTTGGTAATGCTGGGACAATTATTGCATCGTCAGCTTCCACTAATACTGGAAGCTACGATGCGGTAACTGCTCTTACGCTTTCCACTGCTACGCTTGTTATTAGTGGTGCAACAACTTCTGCCACATTTAATGCAGGAGTAACAGTGTATGGTGACATTGACCAGGTTGCTCTAACTGGCGGTGCAATGGCAATCTATAATCGCAAGGATTAAGGAATACAAATATGTCAAGAGCATTAGATAAATTTCAAGGTCAATACGGATTTTCGGTTGGAAGCACTGGAACAGCTACGGCTGGCTATTGGGCGATCCAGATGCTCACGGATACCACGTTTAGCGCAATCAGTGGGAGATATGACGGAACTCTTACTGGCGTAACAATTGGATCTGGAAACATCATTTACGGAGAGTTTAACAGCTATACGGCTGGAACTGGCACTGTGATTGGTTATATAGCTGGTTAATTTTAGCCCGAATCATTCATCCACAGACTTAATCTACTGGTGGATGATTGTATTGTAATTATATGCCAAGACTTTCACTAGGATTAGGAATACAGACTAGACGAAAAATTGGAAGTGGTGGGTCTGCACCCATCACAACATCCAGAGCCTTCAACTCTTCTGGAGTTCAAGTTGGCCCAACAAATACTGGAGATATACCTGAAGATTGGGTAAACAATGAAGCTAGTATAACCTATGTTATTTTTGCAAACAATAACAGTGTAACTAATATTGGTGGTTATTCGTTCTATTTTTGCACTGGTCTAACCAGCATTACCATTCCCAACTCAGTAACGAGTATTGGGAATAGTGCGTTCTATTCTTGCACTGGTCTAACCAGCATCATCATACCCAACAGCGTAACAAATATTGGAAGTGAATCGTTTGCTCTTTGCACCAGCCTAGCAAGCGTCACCATAGGCACAAGCGTGATCAACATTGGAAGTTATGCGTTCTATGGTTGCTCTAGTTTAACCAGCATTACTATTCCTAATAGCGTAACAAGTATTGAGAACTCTACTTTCAGCCAATGTTATGGCCTAACAAGCGTCACCTTCACACCAACTTCCAGCGTAACCAGCATTGGAAATTCTGCATTTGCTTATAATACTGGTTTAACCAGCATCACTATTCCAAACAGCGTGACGAGTATTGGTGATTATGCGTTTAGAAGTTGCGATATTCTGACAAGTGCAACATTGGGAAATGGAGTAACAAGTATTGGAAGTCATGCATTCTATCAATGCACTAATATAACCAGCATCACCATCCCTAACAGCGTTATAAGCATTGGAAGTTTTGCATTCGCGTATTGCGCTGCTATTGCTTCAGCTACTATTGGAACTGGCGTAACAAGTATTGGTGTATCTGCATTTGCTTATTGCAGTAATATACCCAGCATAACTATTCCTAATAGCGTAACTAACATTGGAAGTCGTGCATTCTATCAATGCTCTAGTATAACCAGCATCACCATACCAAACAGCGTTACAAGTATTGGCAACCAAGCGTTCGAACTTTGCACCAGCCTTGCCAGCGTCACAATTTCCAACAGCGTGACGAGTATTGGAGGTTATGCATTTAGGGATTGCACAAACCTAGCTTCAGTTATTTGCCGTGTTCCACAATCTGCTTTTATTGGAAGTGCCGCATTTTACGGCACAGCCTCGCCATTGGTGATTCAAGCCAGAATAACCGACACTTCTTGGACGGCTGGAGTTGGACTAACCTTCCAAGGAAATACAAATGTTACAGTAATAAAAAACTTGTAGAAATCCTAGTTTTAATTCAAAATCCTTTTATGTCTAAAACCATTCACTTTGTATCTGGCCTACCCAGAGCAGGTTCAACCTTGCTGATGAACTTGCTCGCACAAAATCCTAAAGTTCATTCAACAGCCACCAGCGGATTGCACGAAATTGGCTACATAGCCAGACAATTCCACGGCACTGAAGAGTTTAAGACAATTCCTATCCCCCAGGATGGCGAGACTTTGTTTTATGATTATGTGAAGGGCGGGTGCGAGAATGCTTTTAATAGGCTAACAGACCGCCCTATTGTAGCAGACAAATGCCGTTCTTGGATTGGGCATTTAGATATGCTTTTTGCAATCTGGCCTAATGCCAAGGTGCTGGTTCCGCTTCGTGATATGCGGGGCATCCTATCTTCTTTTGAAAAGAAATGGCAGAAGCATCCCTTCCCATTTACTGGCGTTGAAAAAGAAAACCCCCAAAACTGGACAACAATCGAGAAGAGGTCGCAGGGTTGGCTAAATATGCCCCCACTTGGTATTGCAGTTGAAAGATTGTCTGATGCGGTAAAGAGGCATAAAGACAAGTTGCATTTTGTTCACTTTGAATCTTTGACTGAAGAACCAAAAGAAACGATGCAAGCAGTGTGGAATTATTTAGGGCTAGACTCACCAATTCACGACTTTGATAATGTAGAACAATATACCACAGAACACGAACTTGGCTGGCCTTATGGAGATCACACTATCCGCAATAAGGTTGAGCCATTGAAAAAAGATTGGGACAACTTGCTGGGAAGAGAATTTTCTCGCAAGATTGACGAATCATTTAAATGGATTAAAGAACTATAATGCCAATTATGTTTATTGCCCTATTGCTATGCTCCTGCTCTCACAAGCCAGTGGATAGCAATGTTTTACCGCGCTATTCAGATATGGGTGCAGCATCCGACTTGGGGGCTACTAAACCATGAGCGAGGAGCAAGTCTGGAACATGGAAATCCGCCTAGCCAGGATGGAAGAGCGTCAAGTCCAGCTTTACGCCATGGTAGAAAGGTCACTTGCTTTCCACGGGGATGTTGCTAATAGATTAGGTGCGCTAGAACACCTGCGGACGAAGGTTCTGGCTGTAGCTGGGCTGATAGGGCTTGCTTGCTCAATGGCCTGGGATGTCCTTAAAAACCGTTTTTCTAACTAGGAGACTAAATGCCCACACTTGGAACACAGACAATTAGTAGTAGCTATGCACAGCTTCTCAAGACGTTCACCACTGGTGGAATTGACGGAACGTTGCAGGTTGTTACTGATGGTGACAATACGTCTTCTGCGTTATCTCTCTCTACAACTGGCGTGCAAAGCACTGGATCGTTCACAGTTTCAAGCAACAGCAGTCTTTTAGGACCTGTTACTTTTGGAACAAGCCTTACCGCATCTACTGGCACTGCCACGATTGGCACTGAATCGGTAAACGTATCAACGATTGCTTCTGCCACATTTGGTACAGCTAGGATTACTGGCTCTACTGGCGGAGTTACAGCATTTAATTATGGCACTGCTGCATTTACTGGAGCGACACTTCAAGACCTTGATTCAGTAACAAGTGGATCAAACATAACAACTGGAACATTTACAGTTTCTGGTGCAGCGATTGGTGATATTGTATTTGGTGGACTTAACTCACTTAGCTCAAGCTCTGGAACCGCTGGAGTACCTACCGCTGGTGCAAGAATGATGAGCCAATTTAGGGTTGAAGGCGCAAATGTTGTTAGATACACAATTCTTAATACAGATACAATTTCACATGGAACAATTCCTGCTGGCACAATTTACGCAACAGCAATAAGGATGGTAGCTTAATATGGCAATCAAATTTAATCGCTCGCAGACGTTTGCAACCAATGGAACGGTTACAGCAGCCGCATTGCATAATCTTATTGATGGAACAGACATTTACCAGGCGTTAATTACGGATCAAACCGATCTTGCAGCAGTTGCAACAGATGATAAATTGCTAATTGCAGATGCAAGCTTAACGGCTGGAGATGCGCCAAGAAGCACAACCGTACAGAATTTGTTTGACGATGCGTTGACTGGCGGAACATATACGAATGCAAACATTTCTGGCATCATTACTTTTGGTACAGCAACTGGCAATCGAACGATTAGCACCAGCGCAACAATTACCACTGGAACAATTCCTAATCTTACCTCAAGCACGGCAAGTATTACGCTTGGAACGATACCAACGCTGACGGCTGGAACAACAACATCAACTGCCGCCAACATCACAAACGGAACAGTGCAGACGCTTACGGCGAGTACGGCAAATATTAGCCAAGGCTCTGCAAGTCTTACCCAGGGAACAATTGCTACGCTCAACAGCACTACTGGAACTATTGCTACTCTCAATAGTACTACTGGAACCATTGCTACTCTCAATAGTACTACCCCGACATTCCTTGGAGCCATTACCGCTTCCACCAACACAATTAATGTCGGCAGTGGGCAGATTTACAAGGATGCGAGTGGGAATGTTGGGATTGGGATTACAAACCCAAGTGTTAATCTGGAAGTTGTTGGAACAAGTGGGATGAGAACTAGGTATGATGCTAGTGGTTTCGGTTTGTTAATTAATCAAATAAGTTCTGCTGGTGATGCGTATGTTATTAACCAAGCCAATGCTGGGATAGTATTAGCCACAAACAATACAGAACGCCTCCGCATTGATTCAAGTGGAAATGTTGGGATTGGGACTGCGAGTCCTCGTGGTAAGTTAGATGTAAGTGGGGATGTTTATGTTGCAGCAGGAAAGCAGATTCAAATTACTGGAAGCCCTGGAACGACTGGTCTTCAGTTGTTCGGACAAGACGCAGCCGAATCCTTGATTGGAACAATGAGTTCTCAGTCGCTAGTGTTACGCACTAACGCCACCGAACGCCTCCGCATTGATGCGAGTGGCGGTGTAACTATTGCTGGTCTTGCTGGTACTGGATCAAGGGCAGTAAATGCTAGTGCTGCTGGTCTTTTATCAGCCGCATCTGATGCGTCATTAAAAGAAGAGGTTGTTGGGGCGCACATTGCTGGTCTTAATGAAATACTTCAAATTCATCCAAAGATGTATAGATGGAAGGATGATATTGCTAACCGTGGTGAAAATGCGTCTGTTGAATTGGGATTTATTGCAAATGATGTTGCACCTATAATTCCGTCAGCAGCTCCTCTTGGAAATAATGGTCTTTACGGATTTTATGACAGATCAATTACAGCAGCTTTGGTTAAGGCAGTCCAAGAACTAAAATCAGAAAACAATTCTTTGAAATCACGCATTGAAGCACTAGAAGCGAAATGACCCTAACTGAAATCGCTCAGTATGCGGGCGAGAAGGTTGGCAAGACCGACTCGGATACGCTTACATTCTTGCAGAAGTCAGCAAGCTTGGCCTACAGGCGCGTATGGGACTTTGCCCCTTGGCGCGAGACTGTAACTAATTCAACCTATTCGGTTGGTACAACTCGTCTTATTACTTTAGGGACAAATGTGGAAACACCTCTTTCGGTATCTTACAACGATGCAGAGGTTGACCCGATTGATTTGGCCACAATCATAAGCCAAGACCCAGGATTGCTTGACGATGCGCGTACTGGAGATCCAGACACTTACCATTTTACAGGTCGCAACAGCAGTGGCATTGCAGAACTAAATCTTTACCCAAGGCTTAAAACTGCTGGAACTACACCATTGCGTGTTGTTGAAAAACTCAAATGCCTTACTCGAACAAACATTATTGTTGACTTTCCGCCATCACAATCCGCGCTGGATGACGAACTTCGCTTACCTCACGTTCATCATTTGGTTTTAGCGTTAACTCACGCAGACGCACTTGAGCGTGAACGGCAGTATGCCAAGGCGCAAGCTATCACTCAATCGGCCAACGCCGACCTTGCTTTGATGGCTAACTACGAATTGAGCCAGGTTGGAGGTGTGAAGCAGATAACGCCTCAAAGCCTTGGCGAGCTAACCATAGAAGAAATGTTCTCGGCTTAAAAGGAGACGTTGTGCCGTATTACTCGGACAATTTAGACGATCTCTTGGCGTTTGACGGTATCCGCAGTTTTGCGGGCGGTCAAGCCAGCGGTTTGCAATCAGACTTGCTTGCTGAAAATCAAGTCCAGCAGTTGGTGAATATGACCTTATCCCCGAAGGGGAGTCTAGAAACTCGCAAAGGTGTCACAAGTTTTAGCACATCCGCAACCAGCCAAGAGGGATCAATTGGCGGAATGCGATATTACGATACGTCTCAAACCGAAAGACTTGTTGCCGTAATTCAGGGGAAACTTTATACAATCAATTCAAACGGAACAGCGATTAACTCTGACGGAAATACTGGGCCACATAGAATTGAAGAAATATGGGATAATTTAACTGGAGCCACAAGAACATGGAATAATGAAGCGCAAAAATGGGCTGACGGATTTTCAACCAGCTTTGATGCAAAAGTAAGCATGGCTCAATTTAACGACAAGATGTATATGGCTGATTCGGATGGCGCGCTTTACTATTATGATGGAGATATTGCAACAAGACAAGCTGGTAAAATTAGGGCAATAACTGTAACTACAGCAGGAAGTGGATATACCAGCGCAACGGCAGTTGTGACAGGACCAGATTGGGGCGGAACACTACCAACCCTAATTACAACTGTAGCTGGAGGTGCTGTTACAGGAGTTACTGTTGTTGATGGAGGATATGGATATTCGGTGGCACCAACTGTAACAATTATTGGAGATGGATCTGGAGCTACAGCTACAGCAACAGTTAGTCCGCCGCCGCTTGATTTAAGACTTTTAATAAATACTGGAAATAGGTTGTTTGGAGTTGGATCTGGATCAAATAGAAATACTCTTTACGCATCAGATATTTTAGATGCGTCAATTTGGGATTTGACTAATAGCATTGTTGTTAACGCAGATGATGGAGATGAAATTACAGCCATAGTTCAATACTATCAAAACAGAATAATTGTGTTTAAGAAGAGACGAATTTTCCAAGTTACAATTCCTCCAGATGCAACAAGTGCGGCTGATTGGATTGTTCAGTTAATATCAAACAATACTGGATGCGTTGCCGAAGCTTCTGCCGTACAGGTCAACAGTGACATATTTTTTCTTTCTGATGATGGTATTAGATCCCTTGTGCGTTCAGCAGCAGACGATTTCACATCCGTTGGACTGCCAATTTCAGAGGTAATTAAAGATGTTATACAGCAAATCAATAGTGCAAAAATTGGAATAGCTGCCGCACATTTTTATGACAATAGATACTTTCTTGCAATACCAACAGAGTCAAATGATTTTAACGATACAATCATTGTTTACAACACGACTCTTGGAGCATTTGAGGGAATATGGACTCCGAATGTAATGCAGTTTGCATTAACCAATTTCCAAGACCAAGGTTTGCGGTTAATGATGAAATTAACAACAGGACAAATCACCAGGTATAGCGGATACAAGACTCCAGCGCAGGTAACAACCGCAGACTACAGGGACTTCGGTGTTTACACAACAACTGTTTCAACTGGTGGAACTTCAACAACAACAACATCAACTGGAACATTTGATTATGAATCATCTGTTCGCACCAAAGACTTTAACTTTGGAGATCCATTTGCTGTTAAGTACGGATCGCATTTCGAGGTAATTTTTGATGATTCCTATTCGACAGATACAACCATATCCATTCAGCGTGATATAGATGTTGGGGATATTGATGTCCAACCAAATCTAAATATATCAAGTTCTGTACTCACACTTGAGTTTACGCTTCCAGCCCAACTTCCAACATCAGTAAAAAAGAAGCTTGCAAGCGATCTTCGCAAGTATCAAAAGTGGAGGCTGCTTAATGTCAAAATTTCATCTGTTGCCAATAAAATGGCAATCCGCCAAATTACGGCAGCAGCCAACCCAGATACCATCGAGACACAGAAGGCGTTATGACCGCTGTTGAATATATTGAGCAAAGCGGTGTTCCAGAAGCTATGTGGCCTAACCTAGCCGATTGGTTTGGCTGGTTCGAGAAGCAAGGGATGGTTGGGATTGTGCGTGATAACGATGGTATAGCTGGGGTGGCTTTGGCTAGGTGCATAAAGGATGGGCAAGAGCCTAATCATTATGTGCATAGCGAAGATGGCGAGAATGTGTTTGTAGACTTGACGATCTCATCAAAGGGTGCTAAATCCTTGGGATGCTTGCTGTTGCTCCTAGCGGAGCGTTTTGGTCCTCGCAAGCGGATCACTTTTAATCGTTCTGGTAAACCAAGGAGTTATGACTATATGAGTTTTATGCGAAAGGCGTTACGCTAATGGGCGGATCACCATCTATTCCCTCACCGCCTCCTCCGCCCGATCCAATGAAATCGGCGCAGGCAAATGCGTTATTCTATCGTTCATCGCTTGAAACCTATATCGAAAAGTCTCCAGACATCGCTGCGCTTGAGAATGCTCTTCGCATCAAATATATGCCAGAACAACGCCAACTAGAGCGTCAGCTTACGGCTGCCGACCAGCTTGCGCAGGTGCAGGCTGGATTACAGATAGAGCGTCAATATGGTGGTCAGCGCACGCTGGAAGGCTTGCGTAGGCAGTATGAGTACAGCCCACAAGCTTATTCCTTAAACCGCGCGCTTGGCAATCAGCTTACAGCCCAATTTGCAAGAACTTACGGCCAAGCACCACAAGCCTCAGTTGAGCGCGAAGTTGCAATGGGTGGTGGTGTAGCACCAGTTAATTATACTGGTGGAATATCGCAACCTATCGCTGCTCCTTCATACACGACAAACATTGAAGATGTTTTAGCAAGAAACGAGGAAGCAAAGAAAGTCACGACCAAGAAGTACCAGGCGGGAGAGATTTAGTATGGCAATTTCAAATATGGGCTGGGGCTGGGTTATTGATACTCCTCAATATTCTGTTGATGATAACGGAGAGATAGTTTCAACAAATAAAAGAACTGAGGTAAAAACACGCATTGGTCGCGGAGATGCAGCAAATAGGCAGGAACTTGATAACGCAAGTCTTGCCGCAGATACTGCATCACAAAATAGCTATTCAGAGGCAGTAAAAAAAAGTACTGATATGCAAATAAAGAAACTTCAAGATACATACGAACAAAGACTTGCTGACGTTACAAGCCAAGAGAACACTCGCAATACTCTTGCCTCACAAATCCAAGCGTTGACGGGTGGAGCAGGAATGAGGGGTCAAGGTGTTTCTCGATTCTCAAACCAAGCTCCATCTAGCCTTTCTGCTGATGCTAACTTTGGTGCGTCTGACCTTTCTACTCGCTTGAATTTTCAAGTTGCCGATCAAGATATTCTAAACGACTACAACAATAGTAAGCTTGGAAAGCTAAATAGAATTGTTGAAGACGGCAACTCACAGATTGCTGGCATTACAAGCAGGCTTGAAGCTGCTCAGACTCTATACGATCAGCTTCCCGCCAAAGACCCAAGAGGCGTATCCGCCAAGGTAGCAATCGACCAGCTTAAATCCGATCTAGCCAGCGTGCAGGGAGCAGTCACTAAGGCAAGTCAGCAGGTTGCAGATTT